ATAATGATTTTATAACAACAATCAATTTTTATTATGACCCACAGAATTACAGGACAGTTTTCTTCAAACCAAAACCAGGAGCAAATTCTTGGAAGACAGAAGAAGATAGACACCATGGTGTTGATGGGGGAACAATTATAGACCAAAATGTTAATGTTGAGGAATTAAAAACAAGAGTTAAAGAATTTGTGTCTGAAAAACAAAATATGCCAACTTGTGAAGAAATAACATACGTTGATGCGGTATACACATTTGATGATGTTTATGAAATTGGATCTTTTGTGGCTCAAACTGGAGAAGCATATATGCTGGACGTTAGAGTTGCACATAATGTTGAACCATTAGGTGGCGATGCAAAACTTAGAAAGGCTTTTGCACTTAGAACCAAATTATATGAATATAGTCAGGTGTATGAAATGTTACAAGAAACTGGAAACTTATAAAGGATAAGAAATGTTTTTCGAAAAATTAAACTATACAGTAGATATTGAAAAATTAAAACAAGAAGTGAAAGATAGTGTTTTCACTTTGGGTGACCAAGTTATTCAAGGCGAAGAATACGAAACACCGAAATATAATGGATTTGGTGGATGGAGTTTACTGTGCAAAGAAGCCACATGGACTGGCGGTTGGGAAGCTGTTCAATTAGAAAAAGGACAATCATTAGAATCATTCTTACCAACAAATGAATTAGTCGCAAAAGCATACAAATTTTTTAATATATCACATGGTCTAGAACATGATAAACCTACCGAAGCATATGTTGGTGAAATTAAAAAAGTTCTGGACGATATACGTGAGATGGGTTTTTATCCTACAAGAGCAAGGGTTACTTGTTTGAAAGCACACTCAAAATCTTTGGTGCATAGAGATGCTGATGAAACGGAATATATGGCTCGTATTCATATTCCATTATTCACAAACAAGAAATGTGTGCATATATCCCAAGGTAAAAATTTGCATATGCCTGCTGATGGTAGTGTCTGGATTCTTTGGGTGAATCAATGGCACCAAATTCGAAATGACTCGGATGAAGACCGATATCATATCATCATGGATGCATATGACACCAAAAAGGTAACAAAACATTTTAATTATGACGGAGAATTCGAACAATTACAAAATTTTGTAAGAGGGTTCCGACAAAAAATTGATGATGCTGAATTAACAGATGAAGATATTGATTTTTTTGAGGCAATTAGAGAAAGATATGTTACCAAAAAAGTTAGAGATAACGAATTCATTTAAATTATGACCGATATACATGGTATTGTTTTTACCGGTATGGAACGAACTAGAACAATTAGTCGGCCGGCCGGTGCAGCAAGATTAAGAACTTTTTTAGAACCACATGGTTATAACCTTGAGGTCGTTGATTACTTTGGTAACTTCACTGAAGAAGAAATTGAAAGAGTTTGTGATAGATTTATTGGACCAAAAACTTTGTTTGTTGGTATCAGTATTACGTTCATATATGCTTTTGATAAATTGAATCATTTATTCAAATACATCAGAGAAAAATATCCACAAGTGAAAACATTGATTGGTGGTAATGAGACACCAATTGATGGTGTAGATTTAACACAAGTTGATAGAGTTTTTTGGGGTTATGCTGAAGAAGCCGTATTACACTACCTTAAATTTCTAAACAAAAAACGTTTGGATGATTTGAAATGGGTACCATACAAAGGAACACTATCTATCAATGCAGAAATGCTATATAAAAATGATGATAGTGATTTAACAATCAAATGGTTAGAAAGTGATTTAATCAAAAACAATTTCTTGCCGATTGAAATTAGTCGAGGATGTATATTCAGATGCCGATTCTGTGCCTTCCCATTGTTAGGCAAAAAGAAAAATGATTATATTCGCCATGTGGATAATTTAGCCGCAGAGTTGCGTAGAAATTATGAAATGTTTGGTGTGAATAACTATTGGTTCAATGATGATACATTCAATGACAATGTGGTTAAATTGGATTATGTTGCTGAAGCTATTGCAAAGAGTGGTATTAAGATTACTTACACAGCATTCTTACGTGCAGATTTGATTGAACGTTTTCCAGAAACTATACCTATGTTGGCTGACACTGGTTTGGTTGCTGCAACATTTGGTTTGGAAACATTTCATCCTGAAGCAAAGAAGGCCATCGGTAAAGGCCTAGATAATGAAAGACAGTTTGAAGCGATTAGACAGTTAAAGAAGTACAAACCAACCTACACTTATACAGGAATGATTTGTGGTTTACCTGGTGAACCCCTATCTAGTGTATACAAGAGTCAGAAAATGTTATTGGACCAAAATTTTGAAGTGTTTGACAATTGGGATTGGTGGCCCTTGGTTATCAGAAAAAATTCTGTTAGTCGCCTAAGTGAATTTGAAAAGGAATATGAGAAGTGGGGTTATAGTGAATTATTACCCGGAGAATATACGATACCAGAAGGTGATGATGATACACGATATCACAACGATGACAGTAATTTGTTAATTTGGAAAAATAAATACTTAAACTATTTCAATTCAAGAAAAATTACAACCGATTTAAATGTGGAAACAGAACAACACCGAATTAAAGCAGGCAAATCAATTTATGGTAATGCTGATAAAGGTGTCAGTATCAACCATGATGTATTTGAATTGGTTGGTATGGGAGTTGATATTAAAGATATCATTGATGGAACATTCGACAAAACTTTTTTGAATAAAAAAATTGAAGAAGCGGATCAAACTATCCTTGAATATAAAAGATTAAAGTTAGGATTATAATGTTTGTTTATTGCCCACCAAAAGAGATTCCAAAAATTGAATCTCAAACTTTTCCTGACGGGAAAAGATATTATGTCACACCTGACGGCAAGAAATTACCATCGGTGACCACAGTGGTGGGAGCACAGAAAAAAGAAGCCATCATGGCATGGCGCCGTAGAGTTGGTGATGAAGTTGCAAACAAAATCTCCAGACAGGCCACATCCCGTGGCACCAATATGCATACGTTGTGTGAATACTATTTGAACAATGAACCTAAACCACCAGGAACTGTTATGCCTGATGCCAAAGAGATGTTCATATCAATCAAACCATTACTAAACAAAATCAACAATATACACTACCAAGAGGTTGGATTGTGGTCCTCCCAACTTGGACTGGCAGGTCGTGTAGACTGTATTGGTGAGTATGAGGGTAAACTGTCTGTAATTGATTTTAAAACATCAAAGAAGGCTAAAGACCGTGATTCTATTTTGGATTATTTCTGGCAAACAACTGCATATGCATTGATGTATGAAGAATTGGTTGGCCAACCAATTGATGAACTGGTAATTATTATGGCTGTGCAAGATGCACCACCATTAGTTTTTAGAGAAAAAACACAAGACCACATTGAAGGTCTGGTTAAGGCAATTGATTTTTATCACAAAAACAGTTGACACAATAAATAAGATATGTTATAATGTGTTTTTATGGTTGTACGAAGCAACTAGAAATGTGTTCTGGACGGGGGTGCGAATCTCCCCACCTCCACCAAAAACATGGCAGAGAAAGTCGCCTAACTAGCGGCCTCACTCATATGAGGATACACGGTAAGTCACCTTTTACTGTAGTGGTAATTGCAAATACTTACGCCGATATGAGATGTTTTTGATGGGGGTGCATAGTTTCGACAGGGCAAATAGTACAGAAGTGGACAACTCATCAGAGAAGATGTTAAAACTAAATCAAGTAAACGCAAACGACTCACAGTTCGCATTAGCAGCCTAAACGCCGCTTAGGGTTTCGGTTGGTTTCCTCGTAACAGAATAACCAACCACTTAGTGGAGGTATAATGCAATCAATTTGGTATAGAAAAGAAATTAGAATCGCAGATGAATTAATGGAACTGGTACCAAAATTGCGTGACGAATTTTTAGAATATCACAAAGACTTTCACACCACATTCAAAGGCGGCACATCATACGCAGCAACAAATCCATTGGCCATATTAGATGAAAAAGAAAAGAATGATTGGAAGGTTGAAGGATTACGTTATGCCTTGCCGGAACAACGTATTGAACAAAACTTTTTCCTTGAACCAAGAGTACGCAGTATATTCCCAACAGCCTCAACATTGACACAACAATACATTGCTCATGCTGGTTGCAGTGGTTATAGTGTACTTGAAGCAGGTGGTGTTATTAATCGACATGCAGATATAGAAAATAAATCACACAATACAATAAGAATACATATACCATTAATAGTACCTGAGGGTGATGTTTATTTTGAAGTGGATGGTAAAGAATTGGAATGGTCCGATTTATTTGGATTCGATAACGGGCAGTTACATAGTGCTCACAACAAATCACAAAAAAGACGTTTAATTTATATCATAGATATAACACGGTCTTTTTTAGGAATTCCAGCATTTGGAATAGGTTCGTTAGGTTCCTGAATACCTATCATTTTGTTTAACAACTAGGAGTTAATTTTGAAGAAAATCAGTTTTATTTTGGCCTCTTTGGTCATCAGTGCTTCAGCAATGGCACAAGGTTATGGTTCATTGGAATATTCAGATGAAACAAATCGTGCAACAGATGCGAAAAACATCAAAGAAGCTGTTGTCATTGGTACTAAAGTTGGTTCTACTGACTATAGCCTTAAAATGGAAAACAGCCAAGCTGCACTCGGCAGTGGTTCCATTACACAAGGTTTGGAAGTTCGTGTGAAACAATCTATCGGTGCATTTTACATTGGTGGTCGTTTGGGTGAAAGAATTAGTAGTTCTACACACTTCTCACATTATGCAGTTGATGCTGGTGTGAAATTCCCATTGGTTGCTGGTTTGACTGGTGATGTTGGTGGTCGTTATCGTAATGCGTTTGACACTGCAAACAACTATCAAACAACCCGTGTTCATGCAGCAGTTGGTTATCCTTTGACTAAAAAAGATTCTGTTGCAGTTCGTTGGAGCCGTACATACGGTGACGAAGAAAAAGATGCATGGCGTCTACAGTACACACGTAGTTTCTAATACGTATAAATAAGTATATGGGTTCGGTGGGACCCATTTAAATAATCCACCAACACACTTTACACAACACAGGAGAAAACTATGTCAAACATGACACCCTTTGAAATACGTCTTGAACTACTAAAAATGGCCAGAGACATGTTATATGATTCATACAACGCAGAACGAGACCGTCTACAACAAGACTGGCACATCAAATGCGATACGGCAAAAGCCAAAGGTGAAACACCACCTGAACATCCGGCACTGCCAACAATCCCCTCAGAAACAGACATTATTAACAAGGCCCAAACCTTGAATGGTTTTGTATCGAATATTTCCACGGCACCTGAAATCAAGGTCACCAGAAAAACTACCTGAGGATTAAGGGGGGTTTCCCCCTTTAACACACACAAGGAGTACCAATGAAGTTTTTACCAACTTTATTATTTTCTTTATCAATATTAATTATACCTTTATCATCACAACAGCAAACACTTTCACTTGAACATGCTGTTTCACAAGATGTGAATAAACAACTTCTTTGCATGGCTAAAAATATTTACTATGAAGCCGCAAGTGAATCATTTGAAGGTAAATTAGCGGTAGCACAAGTTACAATGAATCGTGCAAATAGTCCAAAGTTTCCATCCACAATTTGTGAGGTCGTGTACCAAAAAACAGGCAACACATACCAATTCAGCTGGGTTGGTGAGAAGGTCGGTCCGATTAGAAGTAAGTATGCATGGGAAGAATGCCTAATTGTTGCAAGGAAAGCCTTGACAGAACCAAAATTACATGATACAATATACAGAACAAAATCAATGTTCTATCATAACACTTCGGTAAATCCGGCGTGGAAATTGAAGTATGTTGCTAAAATTGGAAACCATTTGTTCTATACGAAAGCTTAAAGTGCCAACAAAAACCGAAATTAATGAATTTAGTGAAATGATTAGTAAAAGCGTCAGTGAAATGGGTGGTACCCATATGGATGCAATCATACATCATTGTGAACAAACAGGCATGGAAGTTGATGTGGCTTCTTCCTTAATCTCCAGTGCATTGAAAGCAAAGATTAGAGAAGAAGCACAAGACTTAAATCTATTGAAGAAAAGTTCTAAATTGCCTCTATGACCGAAACGACAGGATTTGAAGCATATGCCCTATATCAAAGCATTAAACTTCATTTTACTTCTGATACTTACAATTTTTTTCGTTATAACGGAAAGACCAACGTATCAAAGGACAACTTCGCAAACAACAAAGCCAAATATTCTTTTTATAAACTTTCCAGAAAGTACAACATAGACGAATTACGGTCGTTTTATATTGCCAATTTCCTGGAAACCAATGTGAATTGGGTCGGTGATATATCTGGTATTGAAGGTGAAGAAAACTACAAGAAATGGCAAAAAAGAAACCAGAGCTTGACATACCGCTTCGAACAAGATATAATAGGTCTACTTAACGCAACACAATCACCAAATGAAATGTTGATGGTTAACGATGGACAATATCCAGTATTGTTAAAAGAAATGGCTCAGAACACTATAAGCATTGAAACGGTGTGTATATTAAATGATATTATGAATTTCTTACCAATGTGGTCTAAAAAAATAACAGATGATGTTGTTTGGCCAACATACAAGAGAAAAATTGAAAAGTACACACCGTTCATTGTTTATGATAAAGAAAAGTTCAAAGAAATTTTAAAAGAAAGTTTGAAAGAATATGCATAAAATTAACTGCATCTATTTGGACATGGATGGCGTTATTGCCAACTTTGAAAAGAGGTATGTGGAACTTTTTAAGGTTGCACCAAGTTCAACAAGAGAATATAAAGAATTCAATAAATATTTTGATAAGTTTATTGCTGATGGTAATTTTGAAACACTAGAGTTGATGCCTGATGCAATGGATTTGGTACGTGCTTTGCGTAATGCACTTCCACCAACTCAGATTCTATCCTCTACAGCGAGTGAGAAACGACATGATGCGGTGTCTAAACAAAAGATAAAGTGGTTGGAAACAAATGAGATTGACTTTCAACGTAACTTTGTACCAGGCAAACATCTAAAGAAAAAATACGCAAGAACAGACACGTTAATCATTGACGATACCGAAAGTGTTATCACTGATTGGCGTGACTCAGGTGGAGTGGCAATCTTACATAAGAATGTTCCCGATACCTTGGCACAGTTGAAGTTTATACTTGACGAGGCCTAAATAATATTATATAATGCATCATGTGGACAATCCGTTTATATTCCGTTAATATTCCGTTTATACTAGAAAGGTAAATCATGGTAGATTTTTCAAATCTTAAAAAGAGTTCAGGCAATCTGGACACATTGAAAGCAAAAGTGGCAGAGCTCAACGCCTCCACAGAAGGTAAATCCGATAAAGAAAACTTTTGGCGACCAGAAGTAGACAAAGCTGGCAACGGCATGGCTACGATTCGTTTTCTACCCGCAGCAGCAGTTGATGGTGAAGATGGTCTTCCTTGGGCTAAGATTTTCGAACATGGATTCCAAGGTCCTGGTGGTTGGTTAATCGACAAATGTTTGACAACCAAAAACCAACAATGTCCCGTATGTGAACACAACAACAAATTGTGGAACTCAGGCATTGAAGCAAACAAGGACATTGTACGTAAACAAAAACGTAAACTAAGTTACATTGCAAACGTGTATATCGTTTCTGATCCTAAGCATCCAGAGAATGAAGGACAAGTTAAATTGTTCAAGTTCGGTGCCAAGATTTTTGAGAAGGTTACAGAGGCGATGAACCCTCAGTTTGAAGATGAAACACCAATCAATCCATTTGATTTGTGGAAAGGTGCTAACTTCAAGTTGAAGATTACTAAGGTTGCAGGTTATCAAAACTATGATAAGTCTGAATTCATGTCACCATCTGCATTGTTGGATGACGATGAGAAGTTGGAGAAAATTTGGAAGTCTGAATACTCATTGACTGAGTTGACAGCTGACAAAGAATTCAAGTCTTATGATATGTTGAAAACACGTTTGGATAAAGTACTTGGTTTGAATGATGATGGTGATGCTCCTCGAGCACGTACCACAGTTGAACAAGCTAAGGCTGCACCTAAGAAGCCAGTTGAAGTAGATATCGCAGATACTGATGATGACGATATGGAATACTTTGCCAAGTTGGCTGAAGATTAAACAAAAGCTCCTTTCTCAGAACTTTGTTTAGACCCCGCTTCGGCGGGGTTTTTTATTGGTTAAACAACTCTTGTTGATTCAACAATCAATTGCATGAATGTTGGTTCATCGTTACGCACAGATATTTGACTAGGTCTCAATCCGGTTCTTTCCTGTTTCTGTGAAACATTGTTGACCGTCTTGTTAATAATAGGTTTCATATCATTAGATGCAAGTATAGGTAAATTCAAATCAGCATTGGTATTTGATAATGATGAAACAGGTGCAGACTTTGGTGCCGGTGCAACAGGACTGGCTGCAGGTGGCACAACTGGTGTGATTGGTTTATTTACTGGTTTGGTTTGTACTGGTGCAGATGTTAAATTACCTTCAGCATCAAATTCTTGGCCAACAGGTGCTTGTGGTGTTACGTTTTGTTTTTTAACAGGCTCAGCGGTTGGTGCAGGAGGTATTATACCAAATTTTTCAAATTCATCTATGTCACTTTTTGGAACTTTTGGTTGATTTCTTAAATAATTTCCAGCAGCTGCAGGATTATAAAGTGCTGCTGCTCGTGTTGTGAATGGTGCATCATCAATATATTTTCTATATTTTGTAAGTGACTTCTCATATGATTGTAATTCTTCTTCCGACTTAGCAGAATTTAATGCTTGAGCTGCTAAAGCTGTATCACTACCAACGTCAGTGGATATTTGGTCACGTTGTTTATCCGTCATATTAGACAAAACATTTGTTGCACCAACAGTAATAGCAACACCGGCGAGGCCAACACCGCCAACAGTTAAACTACCGCTGGCGGCCGCAGCAGTTGCCGCTTGCAAACCAAATCTACCGGCTTTAGATAATACTTCAAGGCCTTTCAATCCAACCTTTTTGGCTACTTCAAGTAGAGTGCCTCTCATTACCGAAACCAAATCAGCCAAACCTTTTAGTTTCTCCCACATATCACTCCACATTGAATTTTCTTTAACTGGTTCAGCAGTTATCTTACCACCAGAATTAATTTGTTTCATTAACTTCTGTAGTGTATCAACCAATTCTTTATGACGTTTACCTTTTTCTAAGGCAATTTCTTCTTCAGAATTTTTGGCCAATTGTTTTAATTTAATATCTTCTTCACGGTTCGTTTGTAAGAAAGAATATATTTTGGATAACTGTTCATTCATACCTTGTGAATCACCGGTGCCGCCAACTTTTTTTAATTTCTCAGCAGTGTTTCTGGTACCAACAACACTTTTAGTACGACCAGTAAAATAGTCAATATCTTTTTGATTACGACCAGTCATTTTACCAAACAAAGCCGGACCAAACCTGGATCCCATAGTCATGAATCTTACAATATTCAAAGGATCAAATTTCGCTTTGATGCCTTTAACTCTAGCTTGACCTTTCAATGAAATGGTTTTACCAATAGCACCAAGTACACCCGTATCACTTTGTGCTAGTTGGTCAAGCAATATGTCAGAAAAATTTGCTTTTCTGACACTTCTAGCCTGTTGATAATTTAGTTTATTATCTGCCATTTTTTACTTTCTTTGATGTGCTGGTCTATCATCAACCTTTGGTGCATTTGATGATTCGGTTGTATTGTTCACGTTAGTTGT